GACGACCTGCTCGCCGCTCCGGAGGACGGTCTTCCAGCACTGGTCGTAGATCCACATCACGACCGCGTGATTCGCCGCGAGGACCTTCTCGGCCGCGAGGCCGCAGGCCTTGCCGTTCACGTCGCAGACGCAGGTGGTGAGCGTCTTCGCGATCAGGGCTGCCGAGGCCCGGCCGGCCGTGCCGTCGGGCTTGATCAGGCAGCCGTGAGCGTTGACGAGCTCGTGCCATTCGCGGAACGTGGGCGACCGCAGGTAGACGGGCTCGATCGCCCCGGGCGGGGTGACGGTAACGACATTGGGCGTGGTGTCGAGAGCGCTCAAGATGATTCTCCGGTGAGGCGAAACACGGCCTGCCCCACGAGGTACTGGCCGACCTGGCCGACAACGTCGAACGTCTCCAGGAAGGCCGGCTTCGTGATCCCGCCACCGCTCCAGGTGAAGACCGCAGAGCCGCGGCCGCCGATGTCCGAAGTGGTGTAGGGTGGGCAACCGAATAGCGTGACCTCGATCGTCCCCGGGTCAATCGCGATGCAGTCGACGGTCTTCACGACCCTGGCCGCGGCCCCCACGCCGACGACAGCGGAGGTGACGTTCGTGGTCTCGGCGAAGACGGCAGTCCCCGGGGAGGCCCGGAACCGCGTGACGGACCCAAGGGGCGTTCCGTTCCACGAGCACGTCGAGCCCTGTGACGAAGGAGTCGGCATCGAGTCGGCCTCCTACGGTCAGGCCGCGTAGTCGCTCGAGTAGCTGGCGGTCCACTTCTTCAGCTCGGCGGCCGAGTCGTCGCCGGTGGAGTCCATGCACTTGCACGTCAGGCCCTCGGCGGTGATCGTCGAGCCGACGGTGGGCTTCGTCGCGCCGAGTCCCTCGATCGTGACGGTGACGATCTTTCCGGCCGCGTTCTGCCCCAGGTCGGGGAGGCCGTTCTCGTAGGTCCGGGCCGAGCCGTGGGCCAGGGCGAGCGTGGAGTTTTCGAGATGCGGCAGCACGTCGGAGCCGCGCGTCGCCTTGACGGTCACCTTCGTGGCGCCGCTCACGCCGTAGGCGTTGAACCCCTGGGAACTGGTGAACGTGGGATCGGGCACTGCTCGGGCTCCTTACGATGCGGGGTAGAACGAGAACTCGGCCGAGTAGGTCGCGTATTTGCCGACCTCGTAAACCTTCTCGTAGCTCTCGCAGATCCAGCCGGTGTTGACGTTGTTCGCGGTCAGGGCCAGCGTGGTGTCGCTCTTCAGGTTGCCGGTGACCGAACAGGTCTTCGTGGCCGTGGTCTTCAGGGTGTCGACCAGGGGCGGGGCCTCGTAGACCTTCGCGGCGTCCGCGAGCGTGGTCACGTCCTCCTTCGGCGTCGCCGTCGCGACCTCGACATCCTTCAGCGAGACGGTCTTCGCGCCCGACGGGATCGTGGGGACGCCGGTGCTGGGGACTGTCGAGAGTGGCATTCGTTCCGCTCCTGGTGTTCGTCGTCGATTTTAGGGGCCGCCGCCGCTGCCGAATCTCACTCGTTCCAGCGGATCTCGACCGAGAGCTCGACCGTGTAGGTCGGGGTCTCGCGTCCCTCGAGGTAGTCGGGCTGGCCGTCCCGCTCGTCGAGGACCATGCAGTGCTCGATCGTCGTCCCGTGGGCCGTTCCGGTGAACTTGTGGATCGCCGCGGTGATCTGCCCGGCGAGCGTCCACGCCTGAACGTAGTCGTCGGCGTAGACCGCCACGAGGAACCGGGCGACCGGGTTGATCTGATCCTCGGCGGGCGTCGCCGAGAACGTGTCGGCGAGGACCTGCTCGCGGCCCGTCGCCTCGCGGGCGTAGATCACGAACGGCGGGGCCTCGGTGCCCGTCATGCCGACGGGCCACGCCGTCTCCGACGTGGCGGCCTCGATCGCTTCCTTCAGCCAGACGTGGGGGGTGGGCATGGTGGCTCCTACTGGGGGGCGATGCCGGCGGCGATGCCGCGGCGAGACATGCCGGGCCGCATGGGGGAGTTGGCCTCGTTGACGGCCTTCTCCAGGGCGGCGGCCATCTCGGCCTCCAGCCGGGGGCCGACGATCGCCTTTGACGCCGCGAGGCTCTTCTCGACCATCTTCCGCGGCTCGATCCCGCGGTTCGTGCCGAACTCCAGCCAGATCGCCTTCCGCGACTCCCAGCCGTACTTGTAGCCAAGGATCCCGAAGACGGCCCCGTCGGCGTTCCGGCCCTTGTAGCGTGCCGTGAACGTCGCGGCCTTTCGGAGCGAGCCGCCTCGGCGCTTGTAGTTCATTTTCAGCTCGCCGCGAACGACCGCCGCTTTCACGCGGCGGCCGCCACCCTTCGGCGTGTTCGCCTTCAGGATCGGGATGGCTTCCTTGCCGGCCCGCTTCATCGCGGCCTGGAGGTGCTTCTTCGCGACGCTACGCGGCAGCTCGGCGTAGCGCTTCATCAGCTCGCCGATCTGCCCCTCGACGTTGCTCCACCCGAGGACGATCATGCCGCCTGCTCCTCGACGGTGAGCTCGAGGTCGTCGGCCCCGACCATCTCGACGACGGCCGAGACGTAGAGCAGGCGATCGCCGCGGGCCGGCCACCGGAGCCGCATCGACCCGGTCACGCCTTCGCGGTAGCGGGTGTAGACCGTGGCCGTGATGCCGCCGCCGACCTGCCCCCGGCGGGCCTGCTCGGAATAGGACGTGGCCTCGTAGGACCCGAAGATCTTCGCGACCGGCTCCCACGTTTCGACGGTGCCGCCGGCGGCGTTCCGCGAGCGGACGGGCCGCTCCAGAACGAAGACCTCGCGGTAGCGGCCGGCGGCTCTCGCCATCACCAGCCCCCGTTCCACGAGGACGCCGCGAGGAGCGTCTCGAACGCCTGGGGCAGCTCGCCGCCGCCTTCGGTGTTCAGGACGCCGCGGTTCTCGAACTGGTGGTTGACATAGGCCAGGATCGCCGAGCGGACCATCGGCTCGATCGGCGTGCCCGGGGCGACGCCGGCCCAGTAGGTGACGACGACCTTCGCGAGCGTGGCCTCGTCCAGCGTCACCGTCGCCGGGAACGCGTCCTGGTCGACCTCGTAGGCCGACGCGTCGAGGGCCGTCCCGTTGACCGTGACCGTGATCGGGTAGGTGCCGGAGATCAGGACGGGCGGGGCCGGCAGGTGGAGGACCCTGCCGCCGTCACGCCAGGTCGCCCGCCGCTGCGTGGCGACGAGCGTCACCGAGAGCCGGCTCTCGACCAGGCCCCGGGCCGCGGCGAGCTTGTCGAGGAGGAACCGATCGAACTCGGTCTGGTCCTCGAACATCCCACACTGGACCTTCGCCTCGGTGAGCGAGACGGGCTCGACGAGGGGCCACTGGAGAACGCGGACGGTGTCGGGCTTCGCCATGATCTCCTCCGGTGGTCCCTATAGGCAGAGAGCCGGGGCCGGCATCCCTGCCAGCCCCGGCTCCGAAAGCGTCAGCCCGGCTCGGATCACGGAGTCTTGGCGAGACGAGCGACGAACGAGGGAGCGAAGTTGCTGACGCCGAGCCGGGTCGACGCGACGAACAGCGTCTGCCGGCTGCGGACGAGGAGCTCCTTCGCGACCGTGACCTGAACGCCGTCCTGGGCGAGGCCGATCGCGGTCGATCGGCTGAAGTCGCCGTAGAGGGCGTAGGTCGTGCTGGGCATTCCCTTCGCGATGTAGACCGGGGCACCGAAGATCGTCGGCACCACGCGGCCGCCGCCGACCGTCATGGTCGTCTGCTGGGCCGACCAGAGCTTCATCAGGTCGACGTAGCCCCGCTTCGAGCAGACCCACGAGCCCGTGCCCATGATGGTCTCGTCGACCAGGCCGACCACGTCGGCGAGGTTGGCGAGGGTCGTCAGGGCACCGCCGGTGGCGACGGTGATCGTGTTGCCGCCCGAGACCGCGGCCGGGAGGCCGGTGATCGTCGGGTTCGAGCCGTTGCCCGTGAGCCACATCGTGTCGTACCAGACCGCGATGCCGTAGGCGATGCGGTCGGCGATCAGGCCGGCCACGTCGATCGGGCTGTCGTTCAGGAGAGCGTTCGACACCGCGACCGAGCCGCCGGCCTCGGAGAGCGTCAGGTCGTTCGAGGTCGTCGAGAGGTCCTGGTCGGTGAACGCAGTCCCTTCCGCGGCGAACGAGACGGTGAAGTTGCCGGACTGCGGCAGCTTGATCGTCTGGGCGTTCGGCCGGTAGACGCTGGCGACCTGGACGGCGACCGACTTGTACTGGAGGAGGTTCACGATCGCCGCGTTCAGCTCGGCGATAACGTAGGAGTCGCCGAAGCCGGAGACCGTCTCGCCCATGGCCCGGGTGTTGATCCCGGCCATGCGGGCGAAGTGGGCACCGACCGCGGCAGCGGCCTTCGTCGACCGGAAGGCCTTCACGCCGGCCCCGAGGTCGGGGACGTAGGCACGATCCTCGGCTTCGGAGCCGGGAAGGTCGCCGGCCCGCGGCGAGCTGGGCGAGGTGCCCGTCACGCCGCGGAGCGCGGCGAGCTTCTCGTCGAGGGCCCGCTCGGCGGCCGCTTCCTTCGAGATGCGGTCGGACTGCTCCGACAGGGCGGCGAGCCGCTCCTCGATCCGGGTCCGCTCGGCTTCGTCGGTCGTCTCGACCGCGCGAAGGGTTTCGATCTCGACGGAGACCTTCGCGGCGTCATCCTGGAGGCGGGCGAGCTTGGCCGACGGCATGGGGGAGTCCCTTCGTGTTCGTGTGGTGTCCTTACCGCACGTCACGATATGACCGCCCGCCCCGGCAGAATCTCGACCGTCCTACCGTAGGACGATCAGCGAGGGGGACGCGTCCCGGACTGCACTCCGCCGAGCCGACCGATCGCCTCGTGGATGTCGCGCTGCCCGGCCGCGATCTCCTGGAGCGTCTCGGCCTGGCGACTCTGCGTCTCGCCGAGGGAGCGGAGCGTGGCCGAGGTCTGGTGGAGATACTCGGTGTGGCTCTCGACGATCGGCAAGACCACGGTCTCATGGAGCGTGGCCGAGGCCTGCCAGAACATCCAGAGGATCACGGCCAGGACGCCGGCCGGGATCCCGATCGTGTTCAATAGGGCCCCGGTCGGCCCGAGGGCCTCGACGATTTCGCTTCGCGTCACGATCCGCTCCTGCTGTTGAGCCACCGAATGACGAGGGCCTGGACGATCGCCGAGATCGCCCAGACGAGGATTAGCGTGGTGAACGCCAGCCCGCATTGTTCGGCATAGACGGCCCGGACCCTCCGCTCGACTCGGCGGCTGATCGCGTCGACGTGGTGGTCGCACCAGCCGGCGGCGAGCTCGCCCTCGACGGCGTCGAGCTGCGAGAGGGCCACGCGGACGAGCGCGTCGCACCGCTCGCGGCCGAGCATCGACCGCCGCAGCGGCCGGCTGCCCAGGGCCTGCCAGACATCCTCGCGGGCCCGCTCGAGGTCGCTCACGGTTTCACCTCGCAGAGCGTGGCGACCGGGGCCTTCCGGTCGGCCTCGGCAAGGAACAGGGCGAGCCGCGTCGAGCAGGCCCCGACGGTCCGCCCTTGGGCCTGGCCGAACAGCACGCCGGCGAGCTGCCCGTCCTTCGTGAACATGGGACCGCCCGAGTCGCCCTGCCGCGCGGTGCCCGTCATGTCGACGAACTGCGCGGGGTGTGATCGCGTCGGCGAGCCGAACTCGACGACCGAGCCGTCCAGCTCGCGGTAGACGCCGGCCGGGCCGTAGCCGGCGATCGTCAGCCGGTCGCCGAGCCGGGGGGCCTGGGCCGCGATCGTTGCCGGCTCGGCGTCGGGCCGGGGCACGGCCAGGGCCGCCAGGTCCCAGTCCTGGTCGTAGGCGACCAGCCGGGCTGGCCCGACGGTGCCGCACGGGAACGCGACCTCGAGCGTGCCGCGGTTGGCCCGGACGACATGGTAGGCCGTCAGCACGAGGGCCGAGGATCCCGAGACGCGAACGAGGACGCCGCTCCCGCATTCGAGCGAGGCCCCGGTCTGCGAGACGACTCGGCAGACGGACGGACGGGCGCGGCCGGGCCGTGCCGGCTTCGTCACCTTGTCACGTTCTTCGACAGGAAAACTGCCGACTCTGTCACTTTGCGGCAGGTCGGCGGTGGTGCCGGTCCCTTCGCACCGCGGGCACGGGAAGAAGAGCGGCACCTCGCCGACGACGCGGGTGCCTTGGCAGTTGCCGCAGTCGGCCGCGAGGGCCGCCCCGGCGAGGATCAGCGAGACGAGGATCGACCGCATGATTCATCCGGCGGGCCGGCTCCAGTCGTCGGGGAGAGTGACGGACGCGATCGCGAACGAGCCGCGCCACGCCGAGCGGGCGGTCCGCTCGGAGTCGTAGCGGATCACGTCATACGAGTCCGGATACGCGGCGAGCCGCTGCTCGTGCATCCATCGGCCCCACGGCACGGCATGGCCGCGGCGGCCCACGCTCACGACGAGGCCGTGGAGCAGGCAGCAGATCGCCTGCTCGTAGCTCGCCGGGAAGATCACCTCGAGCGGCCGGAACTTCGCCGCCGTCTCCTTCCAGCCTTCCGGGAAACCGTCGAGCCCGACCCAGCGGCCGGCCGACTGGTTCTCGTTGCCGGCCCCGCTCGTGCCGATCAGGGCGTGACGGAACCCGTACTCGGCCGGCTGCGTCGTCTCTGGGAGCATCCCCCGGCGGACCGCGATCTCCAGGACGCGGCGAACATTCGCGCCGCCCCAGCGGTCGGGATTCGCCTCGGCGTAGATGCTCAGTGGCGAGAGCCAGACGGAGCCGTAGTCGGCAGACTCGCGGTGGCGGTATCCCTTCCGCGGGCCGCCGTGGTAGATCACGCCGCGGGCCCGGTTGCGGGCCGCCTCCATGTTCGCCCGGAGGGAGTGGGCGGTGCATTCGTGGGTCCCGGGCCGGCCGCCTCCGGCCCCCTGGTTCGTGAACCGGTCGATGAAGTCCATGCCCCAGGTGCCGGCCGCGTCGTTCTCGCGGGCCCGCTCGACCCACTCGCGGGGCTCGATCCACATCGAATCGGGGAACTCGCGGGCCGCGTCGCCGCACGCGTCGCGGAGAACGTCGTCCGTATCCTCGGCCGCGAGGTGGTCCGGGTAGCCGTCGTGTTCGTCCGGGAAGTGGTCGATCAGCTTCGGGTCGATCATGGAACGGCCCTCGCGATCTCGTCAGCGTCAGCCGGGGCCGGGGTCACCGACAAAACCGTCGAGCCCGACAGGACGACGAGAGCCGGCAGGCCGGACGCCGTTGCGGCCGCGAGGGCCTCGCGATACTGGTCGGGGATCTCGCCCGTGCCGTCGTCGGGGTCTGCCTCGAGCAGGGTCGCGACGATCTTCCGCTCGCGGTTCAGCTTGTTCAGGCCCACGGTCACGCCGACAGGCACGGCAGACGCGTCCTTCTCGTAGACGTAGACCGCCGCGGTCGCGACGGGCGGCGTCACGATCGGCACGGTCCACGGGATCGTCGGCAGCGGCCCCGCGAGGAGGACCAGGCCGGCGGCGAGAAGAAGGAGCGTCCTCATGCCCGCGGCTCCTCGGGCTTCAGGAGCTCGGCGATCAAGTCGAGCGAGAGCTTGACGGCCGGAGTCTTCCCCTGGGCCCGGAGCCGGGTCGCGAGATCGCTCACGATCCGAACGTCATCGTCGGGCGGGGGCGGGATCTTCGACCCGGCGCCGGAGGCGAGGACGCCGCGGGCCTTCTGGACCGCGAGGTAGAGGGCGTAGGCGACGAGGGCGATTCCCACGGCTGCCTGGGCGTACTGGATCACGAGTCGGTCTCCTGGTGCATGGCGTCGGCGATCTGGTCCACGATGGCGACGACCTCGCGGACGAGCTCGACTCCCTCGGGCGTTTTCAGGACGGCGGCGAACCGCGAGGCGAGCCGGTCGTCGAACTTCGTTCCCGTCTTCTCCGCGAGCCACTCGGCCAGGTCGCCGAGGACAACGGCCCGCTCCCGGGCGTCGAGCGTGTCCGAGATCCGCCGCAGGTAGCCGACGAGCGGCGACCACGCGTGGAGCGTCCGGATCTGGTCGACGAGCGGGATCGGCATCGGGTCACCTTCCGCGGAAGACGGAGAGGTACTGCTCGAGGACGCCGCCGGCGATCGCCAGGACGAGCGTCCGCACGGCGGGCCGGACGAGGATCCAGAGCGGGTAGACGGTGGTCGGGATGGCGAAGTCGGCCACCGCGTCGAACAGCCGGCCCACGGCGTCGAGGGCGAAGGCCTTTTTCTCGGCCCCCGTCATCGTCTTCACGTCGTCGAGGAACGGCACGACGAGACGGAGCAGGGCGAGCAGCAGCTCGCCGAACTCGCCCCACGTCAGGCCGTCGGCGGCCCGGGCCTTCGCGGTCTGGATGAACGCGTAGACCTGGTCGATCAGGCCCTTCTCTTCGGCGGCGGCGTTGGTTGCGGCGGCGGCGGTGGTCATCGTTTTCGTCTCCAGACGGCGTCGGCGGGGACGACCTGGCGGCGACGTTGCCGGCAGGTCTGGCATTCGACGTATCGGACCTGGCGGTCGCCGGCCCGCTTACTCGACTC